TCTTCATATCCTCTCTTTTTTGTTATGTTCAATATGGCATTACTTTCACTCGTCATAAAAGGTTTTAAATAAGGTGCTGGAGTTACCAAATCAGTTAAAGATGGTATAGAAAATATAGATAAATCAAAAACTCCCTGTAATCGAGAAACAGAATCTTTTATACTTTTTTCATATTTTTTAGTGGCTTCTTCTATGTGTCTATTATATTTTATATAATTATTTAACTGATCTTCTTTCAAAAATGCCCAATGTTGTAAATTTCGATTCATAGCAGGAGTTAAAAATTCAAACCCAGGTTTATGTCCAAATGCTACTTCTCTATATTTTTCCCATTCATCTAATCTTTTTTTCATTTCATCAGTTTCTTTTGGTATATATAAAGATTCTGCTATTTTATTTCCTATAGGACTAAATAAATTAAATATTTGCTCAGGTAAAAATTTAAACATACTCCACGAGGTTGTTTTTATTTCTTGTGTCCAATCAATATTAGCAAAAGCATCTCTTACCATTTGAGGAATATCTTTAACAAATTCTTTCAATTTCTCCCCAATCCAAATCAACGCTTTATCAGCCTTATCTTTAAATATATCCCACCCACCACCTAATTTCTCAAAAAAATCTTTAAATTTCGGACCATACTCATCCCAATTAACCCAGACCTTATGAGCCATTAATCCCACAGAAATTAAGAGACCTATAAGAGCAATTATTGGATGACTTATAGCAAAAGTAAATACAACACCCAACTTACTTAATACTAAACCTAATTTTCCTAATGACCCTATAATTCCACCAAGAACCCAAGTTAAAGGCCATATAGCTACCAAAAATAAACCTATTCCAATAATTGATTTTTTAATTGATGAATCTAACGATTCAAAACTTTTATCAAAAGGACCTAATAAAGTCATAAATCTTTGTATAACAGGATTTAACTGATCTCCAATATGTATTCTTAAATTTGTTATTCGTTTAGAAAATTGATCCCAACGAAAACCTGTTCTATTTATTCCTTTTACCATTTCTAAAACAGCACTATTTAACTCTTCAGTAGATATTTTGTTTAAATCTATATTTTCAGTAAATTTTTCAAGCTGAGATCCTATTAATGTTAAGGCCCCCATTAATGCTTCTTTTCTACCACCAAGAATCTTAGTAAGCTGCTCTTCTCTTCCACCTGTTATCTGTCCTAAAATTTCTAGAGATTTTTTAATTCCTTTATCTTTAATAAAATCAATTGATGATTTATATGTAGTTCCTAATTGTGTATTTATAAATGCAATTGCTTTACCCATTTGAGATTCCTTACCACCACCTCTAAGAAAAGCAGTCAAAACAGCAGCCATTTGAGTAACAACCATAGATGTATTTCCTGATACTCCTGCTAATGTTCCTACAGCAGCAGAAATTTCTTCTATGGGAACATTTAACTTAGCAGCTAATGGGATAACCAATTTCATCGATTCTGCTAACTCAGGAAAAGTTGTCATACCTCTTTTTACAGTTCCAAACATAACATTTGCAGTTCTTTGAAAAAATTTAAGAGTGTTATCACTATAAGCACGAGCAGATCCAGCAAGTAATTCCACAGCTTCAGACAAAGGAGCTATACCTGCAACAGAAGCAAGAGCAGCAACTTTTAATTTACCCATAGTATCAACAGAATCTCCCAAGGCAGAAATCATCTGATAAATACCATCAGCAATAGTTACAGGCAGCTTTCCAGTTTCTACAGCCATTTCCATTGCTGCTATTTTTAATTGATTAAGTCTAGCTGTCTGTCCAGGAATTAAAGTACCTATCCTAGCCATTCCTTCATTAAAATCCTTTGAAGCCTTAAAAGCTAGACCTCCAAAAGCAGCTATTGGAACAGACATTTTCATAGTCATATTTCTGCCAAATCGAGCCATACCATCACCAGCTCTTGACAATGAATTAGAAAAAGCTCCTAAATCTTTACTAAAAGCCTGTCCTATAAACTTTGCTTGTCTTTGTATATTTTCCCAACTAGAATCTCTTGATAACTGTCTAAGACTTTTTGTAGCAGCATCAACAGTTCTGGTTAAAGGATTAAAACTCCTAGCAATATCTCTAATAGGTTTGGTAGCCTGATCAATAGCTTTAAATATTATGCTTAAACTATAAGTTTCTGCCATTTTATTGTCCTACTTTAATAGTTCCTCTTCTCCAAAAATCAAGATCATCTATTGTCATTTTCCATAATTCTTCAAGAGAAAAATGAAAAATTGATTCAACTGCCCACACTATTTCTTCCCAGTTTTGAGGGATTTGGGCAAAAAAGGGGTTAATTTTTCCATAATTTTATCCAAATCTCTAAAATCAATTGTTTCTGCTGCTTCTATTGGAATTCTCATAGATGAAGCTATTAATGGTATCATAGTTCCAGGATCAGAACCGTCTTCAGAAAGTTCATTCTTTTTTATTCCTCTCAATGCTCCCAATTGAATCCCATGTAATACAAATTCCTTTACTTCCTTCATCCCACCTTTACCATCTTCTACAAATACAGGATAATTTAAAACTATTTTATTATTTTCAATTTTGTCATTTTCAGTTCCCATACTTACTCCTCTTTAAAAATAAGAGAATGAATAATGTGGAAAAACAATTTATGGATAAAAAAAACCATTATTCATTCTCTCGATATATATTGTTTATGCCACTGATTCTGTCCAATAATTACCTTCAAAGATCAGTGGAATTTCGCCTTCTCCTGCTGTTAATGTTAAATTTCTTAAACAAGTTGCATTATTCATTGTATATCGTTTACCTGTAGCACCAGCAGCCTGAAAAATCACTGTACCATTTTCATAAATCTTAGCAAAATCATTTATCATAATATCATCACGATCTGTTACAGTAACATTACATCTTGCAGGAACAGGCGTTTCCACATATCCATGATGTCCTGAATCACCTGAAACAGATTTTAATTCATAATTAGGTTGTCCTGATAAACCCAATCCCTCAGCAGTAGCTCCAGCTTTATTTAATAAAGTCACACTATTGACAACCACTTGAACTCTACCTGTAATTTTTGCCATATGTCATTCCTCCTTTCCAATTTTTACCTTTTATTATTAAACTAATTGCTGATTTTGACACATTAAATCTTCTAGCAAATTCAGCACAATCACCAAATTCCAATTCTATATCTACTAACTATAAGATAAATTGTAACTTGCCTGCAATTATTCTAAACTGATTTATCACGTCACAGGGAAGCAAAACGTCCACCCGATTCACATCAGACAAATTACGTTCAACCACTAAATTCTCAATAAAATCATCTAAATTTTCAATTAATCCTCTATCTCGTAATAATGTAAATAAGGCTATGGTTTCTTGTTTTACCATACCAGGAGTAGCTACATAAGTTCCAGGCTGCACAGGAAAAGTATCATCAGCAAGCTTAAATCTTGGAGCTAAAAATCTATTTGACATTCTAATCAACCATTGATCTCGAATCTCTCCAAGAGTTGCTAAAGTATTCACATCTAAATAACTTGGATCTGTAATGCCTAGAGCATTTGTTTGATAAGTTGTAATACACCTATCAATTAATACATTTCCTCCATTATCTACTCTATATGTAGCAATTCCATCATAAAGAAGAACATCTCTTTCAGCCCTTGTAAATCTATTTTCAGCAGGAGGAGGTAAAATCCCTTTAAGCTTTAGAAAATGTAATGGACGAGCAGGATCAACATTTAAATTAAAAGCAGCCTTCGCTCCTAAAGCAGCAGCCCACTCAGGAGGCCCAGAAGGAGAATCATATGCACCCATAATTGTATTATAGGGAGAATTTCGAGAATTCCCAAGTGTAGTACAACTAGCAACAGTCCCTCTATAGGCAGTAAATCCATGCCCTTGTTTGTCAATTAAAGGACCAAATCTATCTTCTAATTCATCTTCAATCTCAGTTAAATTAGCTGCTGTAGTCCATGGTTGAATTATGTAATTATATCTTTCATTATCAATTACAGCCCAAGCATCACCCAAATCAGGATCGGTTGCCCCACTAGCCATTGCTGAAATCGTTGGAGCTGTAGAAAAAACACTTGCAGTAGATTGACCTGTATAATAATTAGCTCGAATATTAATATAATTTCCAAGTGTTCCAGAATTTATTGCTGACAAAACCAAACGTCCAGCACTTCCAGTTCCACCCGATGCTGCTGTAACTCCTGTTTCTGGTCTATCATTAATTAAAGCATAAGCAGCCGATACTATATTTAACACAGAATCAGCAACAGCTATAGGAACTTGAATCTCTACACCATTAATCATTAAATAATAAGTTCCAGTTGAAGTTTGAGCATCACTTTCTAAAGCTGCACTAAAATAAACTCCACCTTCTGCTGCTGTACCTGAAACTCCACTACCAATTGCCATAGCATATAATTCAGTATTTGGATTATTATCCTTAAATACATTACACATACGAGCTAATACTGAACCAGATCCAAAATATCCATCAGCCAAATTATCTGATGATATAGCTATTACAGTATCATAATCAACTGTGCCACTAGATGTTTTTTCCCCTATAATTAATGCTTTATGTGGATTTTGAGCCAATCCTTGTAAAGCCCTTGAATTGTCTATTTCTGCATGAGCCCCTGGTGTTCTAACTGTTGTAGGAATATTGTTAAACGATATCATTTTTTATTTCCTCCTTTTCTCTTTCTCAACTATCTCTGTTTTTATTTCATTTGGAGGATTTCCTATATAAGCATCTCCAACTTTTACTCTTCTTCTCCAATATCTCCCATCAGGACCCACCCACGGTTTTAATTGCCCCTTTTCAGATAGAGGAGATCTGCTTCTTGGATCTCTTACAAGTAATCCCTTTTTTGGAATTAACCATCTCTCTGTTGCTTTATTCATTGTTCCTCCTATCCTTTATATGTTTTAAATCCTATATGAAAACCATTGCTAAATCCTCCATCAATATCAGGATTTACAGTAAAATCTAAACTAGTTTCCATATGTGTTACATCCGAATCTATTGGTAAATGAGATTCTATAGGTACATTGGCACTTGGAGTTAAAATCCATTGACCATAAAGAGTATCAAAATTATCTAAATCACCTATAGGAACTCCATCATCATCATCAATTCTAAAAGCAGTCTTAAATTCAAATTGATACCATAAATAAGCTCGATTAATATTGATTAATCTACCACCTACATAAGTAATCACATCTTCCATATCAGTCATTTGCCATCCTAATATAGCAGACCAAATTTCTGCACGAATACTGTGTAGCCTATCATAAGCTTTAAATCCTATTTTATCAGCTTGAGAAGCATCATTATTTAATGCTACTACAATTCCAAATTTTTCAGTAATCTTTTGATTAATTCCAAAATCATTAGGATTTGTATTTGCTGTATCAGTTAATGGGATAACAAAAGCCATATCAGTTTTATATGTTTCTTTTACTGCAATACCCAATTCGGCAGCTCCACCTATATTATTCCCAAAAGTAGTCTCACAATCTTTTAATCTAGCTACTATTAATCCTAATCTCATAATAAATTTACAATAACATTTATAATATCATCTTTAATTTGAGGAAAAATCTTTTCCAAAGCATCCCAAGCATAAGGTCTAGGTTCAAGATTTGTGCTTTCAGAACCTTTTTCCAAATATATAGGATAGGGAGGCTCATTTATTATTGATCCAACCTCAACCTCAAGTTTATCTTCACGAACATCAGGAATAATACTAGCTATTAAATCTCCAGTATCAGGACGAGGAGGAAAATAAGGACTTGAAGCTGTGTGCATTGTTCCATCATTTCTTCTACTCGGATATTTTCTACCAGTAGCAGGGGAATTTTGCATTGAAGTTATCATTTCATTTCTAGTATCCATTGCACCTTTAACAAGCACCCTAAATAAAGAAGGAACTAATTTATAAGATAATTTATCCAACTTTATTTGAATTTTATCATGATCCTTAATATCTACTTTTAATTCCATTTTTATGCAGTATATCCCACTCCTTGTTCTTCAATTTCTTCAGCTAAAATTACATAATAATTATTTAATTCCTCTTCATTGCCTATTTTATGTATTTTAAACAATCTTCCTTGCGCTGATGTATTTCTTTGCACAAATAAAAAATAATCAGATTTTAAAGTTGTCATATCTATAATAACATCAAATCCAGTACTAAAACCCAAAGAAAAACTACGACCTATAATACTATCCATAGCATTTACACGAGCTTTAAATCTATGAGTAGCCCTTTCATCCGTTTGAACTCCTCTAATATATTCACCATAAGGACTTTTCTCACTAATAGGATTGACTTCCATCCAAACCGTATGTAAAGTTGTATATGAACGATCAAAACCTCCGTCATCATTGGGTGTTTGAATCACCTTTTTAATCGTCACTCTATGTCGTAATTTAGGAAAAGTCCATTTTTTCATATATTAGGAATCCTATAAGAATCTTCCAACATTCCTATAACTTCAGATGGTGGTTCTTCTGTAAATATACGAGTCTCATACACAATCGAACACCAAATTTTCAATGCATTTCTTATTGTCGATGGAACATCATCTGCATCATCACCATATCCAGCTTTATATATAATTTTATATCCACCATAATATCTACTTGTATTATTAGGAGGAGTTACACTTTGTTTCAAAATTATTCTTCCAGGATCTTTATCTACATCAATATAATAATAATCACTTGAATATGTAGTTTCTGTATCATCCTCATCTAAAGTAGTTATACTAGTAACAGATATAAGAGGAGGCATTGGAAGCTCTATAACCCAACCAGGCCAAAAGTCCATTGTTAAAGTAATAGTTTGTTCTAATAATGCTCTCCCCAAATATCTTTCCATTGCACCCCTAACACCTATTATTAAACTTTCTAATAAATCATCCTCAGTCGAACCATCAATCTTAGCAAACAACTCCAATTCTTCCAATGTTATAGGCTCTACTGTAGGAGCTGTGGTAACAGACCAACGTCTGTTACCATTAATGTCTAATGCTCTATCTGTTATCATTTTTTACGTTTGGACCATCTATTTTTAGGTTTATCATCTGTTTTATCAACTTTTTTTATAGAAAATTCATCAACAGTTTTATTAGAAGGAGAAGATTCAATTGCCTTATTAATTGGGGCTTCTTCAATAGCTTTAGTTTTAATTTCTTCAACATGTTTTACAATATCTACTTTTTCAGCAACACGCATTCCTATAAAAACATCAGCCAATCTTTTAGTAATATCATTTCCTATTGTATATTCCTTACCAACCTCAAAAACAACAACATTAATTCCATTTAAACTTCCCTTAGTGGTTTTTTTCATTTTTATTTTAGACATTTTCAGCTCCTATTCTACACAAGTGTATGCTCAGTAATATTGCCTGCAACAATAGCCCACTGCCCTGCTACATTACAAACTAATTTTGCATAACCCAAAGCTGATAATTCAAAAGATGAAAGAATAACAGACCCTTGATTTATTATACTATAACCAGAAACCAACACTGATACATTAGCATTTCCAGCAAGCTTATCTCCATTCATCCATAGAATACATCCACTATCAGGAGCAGGTAAAGTAATCGATGTTAAACTTAAACCAGTAGCAGCACTAAAATTATGATATCCATAAGCAGGGGTCATTTGACTAACATTTAATACTGTAACAGCTCCCGATATATAATAATCAGTTTTACTAGTTAAAGACAAAAATAAATTCCGTACTTTTTCTGCTGTATTAGATTGATCTACAGTATAAAAATCAGCTCCACCATTTAAATCTAAAGTACCCCCTGATTCAAT